CCTCGCTACATCATCTACGGGTACAGCCATTGCAAATCAAATAGCAACGCAAGGTGTAACACCAAGTTTGTTGCAATCAGCGGCTAGTTTTTTAAATGTAAAGCCAGAGACTTTAGCTTCATTAGCCCCATCTGCTATTCAAGGTTTGTTAAGTGCTGGTGGTTCTTACTTGCAGTCTGAGCAAGCTACAGAAGCGGCACAAACACAAGCTAATGCACAGATTGAGGCGGCAAGAATTGCGGCAGATTCGGCAAGGTTTAGACCTGTTGGCGTAACTACTCGATTTGGTTCTTCCAACTTCCAGACTGATGCGGCTGGTAATGTCATTAGTGCTGGATATACAGCAAGCCCTGAGATTCTTGATTACCAAAACAGATTGTCTAGATTGGCTGGTCAGGGCATGACTGACATTGAGGGCGCTAGAACTGCTTATGCGCCTTTAACTGGTGCGGCTCAGAATCTGTTTAGCCTTGGAGGTAGTTACCTTAAAAAGACTCCTGAAGAAGTTGCGGCAGACTACATTTCTAAACAACAGGCTTTGCTTGCACCTAGCCAAGAGAATCAACTTGCTATGTTGCAGAACAAGTTGTTCCAACAAGGTCGTACTGGTGCGGCTACTGCTCAAGGTGGTAACTTGATGGCTACAAGTCCTGAACTTGCGGCTTACTACAACTCATTGGCTCAGAGCAATTTAGTTCTTGCGGCACAGGCAGATCAAGAGGCGCAAAACAGGATTAAGTTTGGCGCTGGATTGTTTGATACTGGTGCTGGATTGCAAGGTAAATACTATGCTGGTCAAACAGCGGCTTATTCACCATTTACCACTGCAATGGATACATCATCAGGTCTTGAGAGTCTTGCACAAACACCTTTGACACTTGGCACTCAAATTGGCGCTAGGACTACTGCTAGTGCGGCAGAGGCTGGAAGATTGACGGGTACAGGTATCATCAATGCGGCAAGCACAATGGCTCCAGCTAATGCCTATTCTTTAGAAGGTAATGTGTTGGCTGGTGCGGCAAGTAGTCCTGTTGTTACTAACGCATTGAACAGGGCATTTGGTGTAACACCACAGCCAACTCAACAGCAATACACATTTAATCCTGTAACAGGACAATATGTTCCTGTTCAACAATCAGTTTTTGCGACTTAAGGAGAAAAGACAATGGCAAGCGAAATCTTAGGATTGTTCACTACTCCTGAACAGTATCAACAAAACCAGTTAGCACAGTTTCAGAATCGTGCATTTCAAGAAGTGCAGTTAAACCCATTTCAACAAGCGGCTCTAGGTGCTAGGACTGCTGGTTTCCAGTTGGGTCAAGGAATTGGTAGTGCTTTGGGTGGTCAAGACCCACAGTTGCAATTGATTGCTCGTAGACAACAGTTATTAAGCCAGTTAGATCAATCTGACCCTATGTCGTTTAGACGAGTTGCAAAAATAGCATCTGATGCTGGAGATCAACAACTTGCTTTTGGCGTTGCAGAAGCTGGTAGAAAAGCAGAGATTGAAATGGCTCGTGCGGCTCAACTTGGCGCTGAAAAGATGACTTCTGAACAACGCAATGCTTTGGTATATGCTGATTCTATTGCACCTAGAGGCTCTATTGAACACAATGAGGCATTTCAATCAAGATTCGATCAGTTAACTTTGAAGGCTGGACAAGCAAACAAACCTTTTGAATTTGAAGCGAAAGAAGCAAGATTACAAGAATTAAAATCTGGTTTGCGTGTTATGGAAAATCAACCAGTTCCAAACAAAGAGGCAATACAAAGACTTAAAGATAGTATCCAAGCTATTGAGGGAGTTGAAAAGAAAGAAAAAACTAATATTATTGATGTTGGAGTAGCGGCAAAAACAAGAGAAGTTGTTTATTTTGACAAAGATAGTGATGAACAATTTATTCTTAAGCCAAACGCTAGTGGGAAATTGGTACGCACTCCATATAGCGGTGGCATTGATAAAACAACTTCAAAGGTTACTGCAACATCTACTTCTACTACAGGTGGTATCAAGGACTTCAAAGATATTCCTGATTTAAGAGCAAAAATTGTTGGCGTAGTTGACCCATTTAGAAAAGCTGTCAATGCGACAGACTTTGCATTGGAGAGTCTTGACTTATCAATTAACCAAAACAATTTCTCTGGATTCAATGCGGCTCGTGTACAACTTGCAAAAGCATTATCTGGTGGGGATTTAAGCCAAAAAGAAATTGCCGCCGCTGGTGGTGACCCTTCTATTTTGGGCGGTCTAATTGATGCAACTTCTACAGCATTTAGTGGAACTCCATCTTTTGATACTCAGAAAAAAATCAAGGACACAATAACTGCCATTCGTAAGGTTGCTATAAAAAAAGGCAGGGACGAAATTTCGGCACAAAGAAATATTGCTGGTAGGTCAGGTTTTAATGCCGATGATTTCAATGCGGCTTCTGATATACCAGAATTTAGGGCTGGAAAAGTTAAAAAAACTATTACTCTGAAAAGCGGAAAAACAGTAACTGTTCAGGAAGATTAAAATGTTCACATACACAATCAATGGTCAACCTTATAGAACAGAAACAGAATTAAGCAATGATGAATTAGAAGAATTAACTAATGTGGTAGGCGGTGGAACTCCTGCACCCAAAGGAAACTATTTAGTTGAGGCATTGCGTAAAGGGCCAGCAGATACATTAGGAATGCTTGCTGGTGCTGGCGCTGTTTTAACTGCTCCATTCACAACTCCTAGATCTGAGTTAAGAGAAACTCCATCTCAAATATATGGGCGTGTACAGAAATCTGTTTCTGAACCAATTCTTCAGTTTCTTGGCTCTACTGGCGCTCAACCACAAACAGGCGCAGAAAGAATAATTGCTCAAGGAGCGCAAGCGGTAACCGACCCTCTTTCTTATGCTTTTCCTCCCTTAGCGGCTATTAAAAGACTTAGTATCCCATCGCAAATAATTGCAAGGCCACTTGAACAACAAGCAATTGGCATGGGTGCAGAGGCTGGAGGTCAGGCGGGAGAATACGCTGGAGAAAAAGTCAATGCGCCTACCGCTGGTAGATTGTTTGGGGGTATCGCTGGTGGAGCAACTACATCTAGTCTTGCTGGTGGGACAGCAAAAACAATTGAACTTGGCGCAACAAAGGGTTTAGACCTTGCTAAACGTGAGTGGTCAAAGATTAAAGGAACAGTTCCTGAAGATGAACTTTTGCGTGATGTTGACAATAGAATTAGCAACGTGTTTATTGCCGCTGGAGCCGCAGACCCTAAGTTCATGGATTTGCTTAATCAAGCCGCTAAAGCACAAGAAAGTGTTTCATTAAAAACAGCGGGTCGAGTAAAAGTAGAAATGCCAATAAGTGCATTGTTGGCAGATAACCCTGTTATAAATTCATTCATACAATCTTTATCAGCAAAAGACCCTGTTTTTAGATCACAATACGCAAATCAATTTGAAGCGGCTAAAAATGCTTTAACTCAAAACCAATTAAGATTATTTGGCGACCCTTCAAAAGTTAAAGTTGAAGTAACGCCCGTAAACATAGCAAAAGTACAGGAGCGCAAGGTTCGCTCTATTGACGAGCAAATTTCTGATTTATCAAAAGATCAAACATTAGACCCAACTATTTTTGGTCAAAGAGTTGCTAGTCTTGTAAATATTAAAGAGCAAAACGCACTGAAAGAAGTTTCTCCTCTTTATACAGAAGCTTTTGATATTGCAAAAGCAAAAAATGTTAATCTGCCATCATCTGCTGTTGATGATATTTACAATTTTGTGGCTAGTGAACAAGCATCTGATATTTTCAAATCATTTCCAACTATTTTTAATCGTGTAAAGGCTAAATTTCGCCCTGAAGTAACTCAGCCAAGTGCTATTCTGACTGCTGAGGGAGCGCCCATGACTCAAGGAGGAATGAAATTCTCTGCCGCTACTGTTGAAGACCTTGACTCTTTGAAACGTGAGATAAATAAACAGTTAAGAAAAACATCTGAGCCAGCAGACATTCGATTACTTACAGAATTAAAGTTAAGAGTTGGTGGACACATAGACTCTCTCGACCCTGAGTTTGTGACTGCATATCGTAATGCAGACAACAGTTATTTGCAAAAGGTTGGGCTACCTTTTAGTTCTGAAACTTTGAAATCAATTGATCGCAAGAAGTTTGTTGAGCAAATTTCTCCTGCAATTATTGGAAACAAGTCAAATGTTGTTGACTTTATCAATGCTACAGGCGAGGAAGGTGTGCGTGTTGCTCGTGATGCCTTCTTAGATAGCTTTACAAAAGCGGCTCTTAAGAATGATGTCATTGATGTAAAAGCGGCAAATAAATGGCTCGCAAACAACAAAGGTGGAGTATCTTTAATACCTAATCTTGCTGATGAACTTAAAGAGTCTGTAAGTAATGTTCAATCTTTAATTTTACAAAAAAATAGACTTAACACTGCATTTAAAGAAGTAGCTGGTGAACAAATTGTTAAAGCTGAAGGATTAACTAATCCACAAGAACTTGTTAGCAAGATGTACTCTGATATAAAGTTTACAAACAAGTTTATGTCAAACAGTGGATATGGTCAAAACAAAGATGCTGTTGATGCGGCTAGATCGTTTTTGTTAGATGACATTGTTCGATCAAATGACCCAGTTGGGATGTTAAACGACAGAAACAAAGCGGCTGTTTTTAATAGGGTATTTGGGCCAACTTATGCAAAAAAGGTTCAGGATTTTGCTTTAGTGTCAAGTAGGTTGTCTAATGACGTTAGCAATGTTCCTTTCCGTGGAGAGACTGTTCCAAGAACTCCAATTGAACAGTTAACTGGAATACCTCCAGAGCAAATTATTTCAAGAATCTACAATCCTGTCTCTGGCCCTACATATGCAATAACTTCATTGTTCAGTAAATTCTGGGCAAATAAATCATCAGCGGCTACTGAAGAAAAGTTAAAAGCATTGCTGTTAAACCCATCTGATGCAGTAAAAGTGTTTCAAGCTGTTGAGCCCAAAGTGTCTGGATTTGATCGTAAAAAGATTGATGATGCAATTGCTATTGGTAGAAAATATGGCATTCGCTGGATAGATGATGCAGTTAATGATTTGCAATCTGGTGCGGCACGAGGTGGTGTGCAACAGTTAACAAATGAACAGCAACCTCAAGAACAACAGCCTGTTGAATAAGGACACAAAATTGATCCAATCTCTATTTGTCTTCTTGCGGCTGGCTTGGTCAAAAACATCCAAGCTGGCTGTGACCTTTACAAGCAAGCTAAAGAATCTTTTGTCGAAATCAGGAACACTGCTAATGAAGTTGTCGCTATTGGTAAGGAAGTCAAAGGATTTTGGGGTTCATTGCGTAAACTATTTGGCGGTAGTCCCAAGCCTGAAGCTACAAAGTCTGTGGCAAAGTCTAAAAAGTCTGACTACGTTGCTGTTGAAGAAACTCAAGTCAAAGCTGACATCGTTAAGAACCTGAGTGAGTTTTTCAAGTTACAGGAGCAGTTAGAAGCGCACATTAGGGAATCAGAGGAGAAGGCTAGAACTGTAGTTTTCTCTGATGATGTGAACTTGATGGAAGAAGCCCTAAACAGGGTTTTGGCGCAACAAGAGATGGAGAGGTTGGTAGTTCAGATACGAGAGTGCATGGTCTATCAGTCGCCCCCTGAGATGGGTGCTTTGTATAGTGAAGTTTTCAGCATGAGAGACATCATTGCTGGAGAGCAAGAGAAGGCTAGAAAGAAAAGAGATGCAGAGTCATGGCTACGAAAGGAAAGGGAGCGTCTTCTAGCAGAAAAACAAGCATACCTGTTGGTAGCTTTCCTGTTCCTCCTATACCTATGGATGCTAATAGGTCTGGTAAGCAAGATTGGGAGAGCGTAATGGGATGGATTGCCGCTTGTGTTCTTGTCATATTGTTGCTACCAATTTTGGGCATGATGTACATGGATGTACTGCAAACTAAGCATGAAGCAAAACAGCAAGTAGAGAAGGTCGAGAAACTCAGAAGACAAGTTGAACAAAAGGAAAGAGAGAAAGAGAAATGAATATTTACTGTATTTGGGGCTTATCTATCCTATTGGTACTGCTAGTTGGATGTGATGACCGCTACCGCTATCCCTGCCAAGACCCATTGAATTGGTCTAGTGCTGAATGCAAACCCCCTATTTGTACCGCTTCTGGTACTTGCCCTGAGATGTTAGTTAAACCCGAACAGGAGAAGAAGTAATGGCAACCATTGGATATAAACCTAATAATCGCCTGACTGCTGATGAGATTGAAGTCAGAGTATGGGCATTCGTTATCGTGGTCTTGGTGAGCATTCTGTTGGCTTCTATGGGTATGTTCTTGTACTCTGTTTCGTTTGTTCAACAGCCAATGAACGGCAGTATGGCGGCGATTGACAAAGTATATACACAACAGATTAGCACCATCATGGTGTTCATTACTGGTGTACTTGGTGGCGTTGCTGGTCGTTCAGGCGTTAAGGCAATAGCTAATGCGAGTGCCAAGGCTGAAGCCATTGACAACGATGAACCCCCAAAGCCATGAGCCTGTTTAATCCTTGGGTGCTGTTGGGCATCCTGATGGCTGTTTTAGGCGCTTTTGGTAGCGGTTATTACAAGGGTGGCGAGGATGAAAATGCTCGTCAACAGGCTGAAATAGCCTCTTTGAATGCTGAAGCTAGGGCAAAAGAACAAGCCCTTATAAAGGCTGTTAACACTCAAACAACACAATTATTGAAGGTAGAAAACAATGCCAAGATTCAGATTGCGAAGCGTGATGCCGCTATTAGTGCTGGTACTCTCAAGTTGCGGATTCCTGTCCAAGCCCCCGTCTGCCCCGTACACACCGCCCCAGATGCCCCCGTTGCCCCCAGAGATAGCGTTCAAGCAACAGCCGAATTTGACCGAGAGACTGCTAAATCTCTTGTCGCCATCACAGACGATGGAGATAAAGCCATCAGACAACTGAATGCGTGTATTGATGCGTACAACACTGTTTATGAAACTTTGAACAAATCACGTTAAGATTCACGCTGTTGTCATTGATTTAGTTTAATTTCAGACAACTTTACTGGAGTTGTCATGGGTAAAACTGTTTACAGCGATGCAGAGTTTATTGAACTTTGGAAAACTTATGAATCTCCTAGCGCCTTTGCCAAAGCCGTTGGCATGGATTTGCGTAATATTATTAGGCGTAAAAACAACCTAGAGGCTAGATACGGCGAGCCGCTAAAGTCAAAGAACAGTAAGCATCAAACCATTAAAGAAAATTCAGTTCGCAAACAATTGGGGATTGAAAATGGCATTGTTTTGGTGTTCAGTGATGCTCACTTCTGGCCTAGCATCCATACAACAGCGTATAAAGGTCTTCTTTGGGCGATTAAGGAGTTTCAGCCCAAGGCTGTGATTGCCAATGGAGATATATTTGATGGCGCTAGTATCTCTCGCTATCCTCGCATTGGATGGGATTCAACGCCATCGGTGATACAAGAATTGAAAGCCTGTGAGTTGGCGATGGGTGAGATAGAAGAAGCCGCCAAGAAAGCAAGACACAATGTAAACCTAGTGTGGACACTTGGCAACCATGATGCAAGGTTTGAGAACCGCCTAGCCGCCAATGCGCCTCAATATGAGCAAGTTAAGGGATTTTCCCTGAAAGACCATTTCCCTGCGTGGCATCCATGCTGGTCTTGCTGGCCTACTGAGGAAGTGGTGGTTAAACATCGCTGGAAGGGCGGTGTACACGCTACCCATAACAACACAGTCAATGCTGGCGTAAGCATCGTTACAGGGCATCTACACAGCCTTAAAGTGACCCCATATGCTGACTACCAAGGAAACAGGTTTGGCGTGGATACTGGCACATTGGCAGATGTTGATGGGGCGCAGTTTGTAAACTATCTTGAAGACTCTCCTACTAACTGGAGATCAGGGTTTGCTGTACTGACATTTCATAATGGGAAATTGCTTTGGCCTGAATTAGTCCATAAGTGGACTGAAGGTCAAGTTGAATTTAGGGGTAAGGTATATGACGTATGACCTTGTAGCTTATCTAAGATCAGAAATCAAAGAACTGCATAACATTCTGCATGAAACGCAACTTGCTTTAGCGCAAGCAAATGATAGATTAAACCGCCGATCTGAACCCTTAACTGAGGAGCGTATATACACGCTTTACCGCCGTAGTCTTGATTGGCGACAGTTAGCTAGGGACATAGAAGCAGATCACGATATTGAATAAAAAAAGGGGAGTCCTAAGACCCCCCTGCAAGTAACAACTGCACCTGAATTATGACACACGAACCCAGACTAAGCCATCTTCGTCTTCTACGATCTCTCCGATTTCGAATTCTTCGGATTCTTCGTCTTCATAGGTTTCGTCTTCGTCAACTTCGTCTTCGCTGACTTCTTCATCGCATTGGTTGTATTCGTACTCATCGGTAACGTCATAGTCAACAGCCCAGCCATGCAATTGCTGGAATTCGATGAATTCTTGGATGATTGCAATCTTCTCAAAATCATCTGTCTCAATAGTTACTGAGTCATCTCCAAATTCCCACTCTGCAATGTTAATCTCAATCTTGTACATGATATTCCCCTTTGTTATGGCACTATTGCCAAGTAAAATCCTATCTCTGATTTGTGACAGCTTCCACCCATAATCCATCAATTTTTACAACGAAAGGTTAAAGAAATGAACTTATCCGCCAATTTTTCTTTGAAAGAACTAACAAAATCTGACACCGCTACCCGTCTTGGCATCGACAACACACCTGATGAAGAAGCCCTTGACAATCTCAAGACTTTGTGTGACAAGGTGCTTCAGCCTGTGCGTGATCATTTTGGTAAGTCTGTGACTGTGAACTCTGCATATCGTAGTCATGAGAGTAATGCGGCTGTGAATGGCTCGAAGTCATCAGACCATTGCAAGGGCATGGCGGCAGATATTGAGATTGCTGGCGTTGCCAATGCTGATCTCGCCCAATGGATTATGGACAATTTGGACTATACACAACTAATCTTGGAATTCTACACACAGGGTATCCCTGATTCGGGTTGGGTTCATGTGTCGTATGACCCTAATAACCTCAAGAAGCAGGAATTGACTGCTATTAAGGTGGCAGGGAAGACCCAGTATCTCCAAGGACTACAGGCTTAATCTGACGCTTGCAGAAGTGTTTGGGGACAAGGTGTTCAAAGAAGATCACCTCCCCGCACTTCTCACATAGCCATGCTTCACCTCGGTCAATGGTGGTGACCTTGTTCCCATGCTGACCATTACGTCTGCCGTAAAAGGTTCTTATCTTACGAATCATTCTTTAATTTAGCCCTTGAGTAGATCAGGAACTCTTTCTTTTCTGTCATGGCAATACGTTCTCTTGCGTTTTTACCAAGAATATGACCCGCTGTTATTTGCTTGAGTTTCTTATCTGTTGTCCAGATACTAGGTTGTCCTCGCCAATCAAAGTCATTCTTTATTTTGTTCATAACACTCCTCTCATTTCCCAACCCATTAAAAAGTAGTTCCATCGGGTTTGCAAGGCTGGCACGTTGTATCTGCCCTTTACGCCACTGAAGTCCGTATGCCCTTTAGCCCTCATCATTGCCTCAAATACTTGTTGTGCTTTGCTCATGTGTTCTTCTCCTTGAGCAACGCAATGGCTTGAGCAACTGCGCTTGCTTGCCCAAGGTTTGTGTTGTAGAACAGGTCTGTAAGTTCATCATTTGTCAGCCCTACCCATGTGCGCTGTGGTGGTGTGCAAGTGTGAATGGTGGTCAAGTCTGGTGTGCGTTTACCGCATCGTGGACAGAAGTTTTGTTCTTCTGGCTGTGCTAAGACTTCTTTTTCACCGCACCAGTTACATTCGTTCTCAAATGCAATCATTGATTGCTCTGCTGGACAAAAGTGCTGTTTCATTTCTTCATCCCTTCAATGTAAATTGCCAAGCCATCAATTGTGTCTTTACCAAAGCCAGTTAGCTTTCTAATCTCTCTAGCAACTTCTTCAATTACGTTATTGCGTAGTTCGTCATAGAACTCCTGTGCAGACTTGGGTTTTAGAAAGTTTGCCTTTACAGACTCTTGTCGTTGCTTGGCTTGTCGCTCAATGTCGTTGAATGCTTCATCTTCTTCAGTCATTGTCGGCCTCGTTTTGTAGGAAATAAAGCGCACTAATAAGGATTGCACCAAAGGCAATCACAACAAATGCACCAAACAGCATCAGCATAAAAGTTACCAATACATCCCACATTAGACTGCCCTCCATTCACGCTCATTACGACCCGATGAAGACTTTACAGTCCTGCCTGTCAACTGAATCAGGTTCATCTTCTCCAACTCGTTTAAACGGCGTGAGACTTGATTTCTGTCTAACCCGCTATGTCGGGCTATGCCATCCTTACCAAGCGCACCATGAGCCTTTAAACAGTCCACAATGATGATGAAGTGCTTGGATGCCAAGTCTTTAGCGGCATCAGCGGCTTCATAGCTGGTTACTGGGTCGGAACATCTGACCCTGTTGAAGA